ATAATTTTTGAGTGTTTCGTCACAATAAATACCGTATTGATATCTACGAGTAATCAAAGGCCATTCGCGCTGATAGTATTCTTGTCGAACATTCATAACGAGAGGGTCGGTTACGTTTGTATATTGATAAGAATTCTGAAGGTTGGAACATAAGAACATGATAGTACCGGGAGCAACAGCAGGATGGAGCATAATGTTTAAGCTTGAACCGCCATTTTGGGCAAATGGATTCAAGTAGCTTCTAACAACAACGCCAGCGCTAATTTGAGAATCAGATACATTGCTTCCGCGTTGCGCATCAATATTGAATCGATACAACGGTGTGGAACCTGAAGCTACAATTTTAGCCGTTATATTTTGCTGCTCTTGAGCATTAACAAGCATCATATCGGGAGTTACTCGGTAATTATCCCACATCGATCGCAGCGCATTGTTAATTTCAACAATGCCGCCTGAACCGTCGGAAGTTAACGGAGTTCCAACTCCAGCAACCGTTGGCATTGTGTAGTAATAAGAACCACTTCCTGCTGTAAATATGCTTGTGTAAATTCCATCGTAAACTAAAGAATTGACTGAGTTATCGCCAGTTAAGCTAGAAGCATTCTGAGTTCCTGTCGCGCTTGCTTTAATTACAACAGTGTTAATCGTTGTGATTGCGCCCAACAATTCAGTTCCCGAAAACCCCCAGAACCAAGCGTATGCTTGAGCTCCAACTACTGGTGCAACAACAGCAGTAATTGTGCTCGTGGTTCCGGTTGTTGCTTGAGATGCAGCTGCTGATTTTTGAGCAGAACCGCCTCCAAAAACGTCTACAGAGCCGTCAATGTTGGTTCTTGTAACCGCACCTAAAACTCCATTAGCCACGCTATCGTTGTAAAAACCGTCGCCAGTCAACGCCACGCAAATAATGCTGTACGTCGATGCAGCTAAACTTCCGCCGGTTGTGGAGGTTGTTGTGGAAGGAGTAGGTGTTACGCCAATTCCGGTTGTTCCCAAGCCATAAAGAACAGTTTGTTCTTCTGCAACTAAGAATGCTCTTAAGGAACGATCCACTATCTTTGCTTTTTCGTCTTCAAAGCCAACCGATGCATAATCTGCTTCGAAAGTTAAAGAGTTTTCAAAGCCAAGGCCTTTATAAGTAGCAAACTTATCTGCAACAGCATATGTCAAAGTAGCATTTCGGTTACCTTCCGAAACACCCGGGTTTAAACGAGTTGTGTTTATATTAGATACTTGTTTCCAATGCACCGCAGTACCGCCATTCGCTTTAACACGAGGAATCATGCGAATCAATGGGGCAATTACAGGATAAAGTTCTTTTGCAGGAGCTTCTAAGTCATAGTTGACTAAACCCGTTGCTTGAGTAACAGCTTTGCTTAAGATAGCTGAAGTTCCGTTGTTGTGAGATTGCTTGATTAAATCTAGCGTTTTAGAGACTTCCGACATGTCATTTCTCCATTTTTCCGTAAATGAGTTAATAAATTTTAAGTAAAAAAAAAGCCCTTAAAAAAGGGCTTATCTGATTGTTTGTTGTGTTAGCGAGGCCACGTTGTTCCGCCTGCTCGATGAATTTTTTTAATCAGCGATACTGAATCATGCGGGCCGTCCTCCTCTTCTGTTTGTTGTGTTTTTATTACGTCATTTTCTTTGCTGACGGCTTTCAAAACTACTTTGCTTTTTTCAGGTAATTCTTCTAAAAGTGTAATTTTTTCTTTTAATTCTTTGTTTTCTGCGCAAACATCGTCAAATCTTTTGTTTAAATCATTAATAGCCGCGTAAATATCTTTTCTTATTGATTTTTCTATTTCTTGCTCAGATTCTTCTTCAGAAACGGTTTGATCAAACTTTTGAATGTCTTCTGCTTTTTCAGAAAGATTCATATCTGTTTTTTCACCCGTATCCATTTCGTTTACTTCTTCTTGAACCATTTGCTTTAATATTTCACCAAGCGAAACCATCTGTTTTTGTAGTTGAGCGGGAAGAGTTGAGCTGTCACCTTCTAATTCAGACTCCCAAGCTACAGAAGATTGTATTTGATTCAAATTTTGTAACAATAAAGCTAAATCAGAAATTGCATACATTCCTTTTTTAACTTCTTCAACGACAACTTCTTGTTTTTCTATTTCAACTTCAGGCTCAGCAACAACTTCTTTTTCCTTATTTAGCTTTTCTATAACAGAAAGAACTACTCTATCTACAATTTTTTCCATGTCTACTTGTGAGATAATGCTTACACCGTCGTCTCTTTTGTAAACTGTTATAAGTGCTTCTGGATTTGCAGGTCTATCAACAAGCGATATTTCAGTTAAAAGCATTTCGGTGATTGAGTTGCCAACTTTTGTGATGCATTTTCCGCCAATCGAGAAGCCTTTATACACGCCTTCTTTGACTTTTTTCCACGCGCTATCATCAACCACTTTAGCGGCAATAAATGTGCGACCATCATTTTCTATAGACATTTCTTTTGTCACGCCGACAGCGCTAGACTGATGCATTTCTCGTATGTTTGCGTACTTCATATAGTCAACCATCGCTTTTTCTATGGCTTCGCTTTTAACGATGTCGCCTTGGCTATCTAACGTTTCAGTGCTTGCGTAGCCGTAAACCATTCTTTCTTCTTCATCAAACTTAGTGATGTCAGCAAAAAAGTTAATATTACTCATTGTTAATGTCTTCCTTAGTTTTAGATTTTGAATCTTTGTTATCAATTACGTTTTCATTTTCTTGCTTAATCTCATCAAGACCCATTTCTTTTCTGACTTCATTTGCTGACAATATTCCATTTTGAACATAAGCAACGTTAATATCAGACTTAGTTTTTTCGTCTTGCTCAGATTCACCGGGAAGCCACAGGAACTCTAAATCAGGGGATTCGAAGTATTTAGCAAGAATATAATCCATTAGCTCTTTAACCCATTGTTTGATAGGGCCAAGTCCTTCTTGCAATGCCGTGGCTTCTGCTGATTCAGCTGTGCTTCTATTGACTTGCTTAATGAAAGCCGTAGGCGGTATTGAAAAAGCAAAACAAACAATCCTAGCGAGCCATTCGTCATATTCATCTTTAATTGGGTTTTCTTTTGTAAACGTAGTTTCGATTCCGCCGGGCATTAACAGCATCTTTCTTTTTTGAGCTGTATTTCCGACGAGCAATGAATCGAAATATTTTTGAAAGTCGGCTATTTCGTCCGGCCCCCACTCAACCGGAGCATAAGCCATTGCATCAGGAATATTACCTTCCGTATAATATTGAAGTTGAGATATTTGACGTCTAAGAGCAATATTTATTGTCATAATGATTTGTTCAACAGGGCTATAGCCGTAAGCTTTATTGCTGCGTTGATTTCTTGGCATATAGATGATTTCGTCTCTGCTAAAGTCTACAGCGGGAATGCCGTACAAGACTTGTTGATAAGCAGGAGAAGGCGGCAAAGGAGTTCTGCCCTCTTCGTCTATGATAACTTTCATCGTTGCGCCGTCGATGATATCTAAAGAGTGTAGTTTTCCACCCTTTTTCATTCGTGGATAAAGAGCAGGAGCATCTATAACAAGCAAATCTTCAATTAAACATCGTAGCCAAATCGACCAAGGCCTTTGATTGTCCGGATATCTAAGCTGTTCTCTTATCTTTTTTACTTTAGTTTTAGATGCAGTTTTGTCTATTCCTTTAATCTCAAAATCAAGAGCCGATATTTGATCTTTTCTTGTTTCTATCATTAAACGCACTAAATCATAATTGTCTGCTAATTCTCGTAATTGAACGAAAGAAATAGCTTCGTCAGCTCGCGGCTGAATTTGAATGTTGTAGCCAACATTGTATTGATACTGCCTTGAAGAGTCTGGCTCTTGGGGCTGGAGCGGTTGGTTTGGCCCGAACCACGTTTTATTAGATACACCGGCAACAAAGCCATTAACTCCGTTTTTAATCCGCTGAATTACACTTACTGAAATCGGTGTAGATTTTGAGTTTGATTTTGAATAATTATTAATCTGAGAACGAATATCTTTGTACTCTAAGTTTTCATAGTAAATTTTTCCGTCATTTTTTATTTTCATATCAAATCATTACTTTTCATTTTTTCATACTCGTTTTTGTAATGCTCAAGAATTCCTGTGGTTTTCTTTTTGTCTAATTTAAAGAGACAAAACATAGCCCAAACGAGAGCGTCCATCCTATCTGGAGATTTTGATTGTTTTTCAACCAATGGGTCAAAGTCGCACATTTGGTCTTCCAACTTGGGAAACATGCCGACGTGATGAACTTTTCCTTTTTCGTACAATCCTGAAGTAGGTTCTGCTCTAACGGCTTTACCTTTAGAAGCATGTACTTTAATAAAGCGAAAAAATCTATCGCTTGCTGCTCTTAGATTAGACTCAACT